TGTGATGCTTCATAAACCATTAACAAAGAACAATGGATTGTGTCGAGAGGTGTCATTCATGTAGTGTGCGTTTATTCCCCGAAGGTATTGTATTCACGCACTCTCGACGTTGCAATCACCTGGAGCAGGCGGAAAGAATCCACTTGCCGGTTGGCTGAAACTTGCGGCCAAGTTCTGGCTCAAGCGTCATGTCGGGAACTGTGATGTATTGAAGCCTCGTGGCCGAGCCGAACTGCTCGATAAAATTAAATGCATCCTCAATTTTATTGAGGTGCATGTACCCAAAGGACTGCTTGTGTCCTGAGCCGTGGTGAAGTGACTTGGCGAACTTGCGCAGTTTCTTCTTCGAGGACGAAACGTAAAGCGTCCAACCGGAAAGAAGCCAGTACATTGTGTTCTCCGTGGTTGTGATGTGACTTGCACCGTGATTAAGGCCATGGCCTCCCCGGTACATACCAATTATACCACGCTGCAATTAAGACCGCGAGCCGGAATTAACAAACGCTAACACGTAACTAACGCCGACTCGCCGCCGTTTTCTAGCAGCCAGACTCAAGTCTTTCTTGCACCTCCTCTGTAATGTGCATTGCCACTCCAATGAGAGCAATGGCATCAATGTAATCAGGATCGTTCATCATAAGTTGTTCGACCTGATTCAATAACAGCCAAATGTCTTGTGATTTGGCGTGCGGATCCTTGTTTTGCGCCATTGCGATCAATCAGCCGACTCCTCGTAAACCACTCGCGCTGTATTGAGAACATCCGGGTTCAGAATGCGACCGCTGCGGCGCATGATGCGTTGTGCTTGCTCAATGGCAAGCGACTCGCTGTTATCGACTTCTGTAACAACAATCTCGGGACCGCCATCGAAACGAACGGTGTAGTTCGTGAAGTAGGTTGCTGACATTGTGATTCTCCGTGGTTGTGTTGTAATCAGTTCGGCAATGCACGCAATGCCTTCAATGTAGGCTTGCCCTTGCAACCAATCTTGCGCCAGGCAGACGTAACTGCATCGCCATCGTAATTCCAAGTCGATGTCGTTGTAGTAATCGTTGTCTCGACACTCGACATGAACCGATCGAGCTTCGTGTTATCACCAGCCCAATCGTAACGAACTTCAAGCTCTGACCGGTAGGCTTGAAGAAAAGCGGTTTTCGTCATTGTGATTTGATTCGTTGGAATGTAATCAGCTCATCTCGGCAACGACCTTCCACTTACCGTTGACGATGTGAACGATCTGCTCGCCGTACAGATCCCAGAGACCTGTATTGTCACCAAACTTCTTGGCAAACTTCTTGGGGTTTGTAATCCACTTGGCCTTTGCGATGAACGATTCACCACAGATGTATTGACCGGGGCGACGCTTCGTGATGCCTTCCACGAAGTCTTGAATCTCGTCTTCGCACCCATAGATGATGTACTTACTGCCATCTTCCACTGAGATGATCTGGCAGAAGTGCATCGCGAATTGTGTGAGGTCGCTTGTCATGCGATTCTCCGTTGTGTTGTGATCTGGAGCTTGTAACCTGGCAGGGCCTCCCCTGCTTACACCTATTATAGCGTGTAGGATTCTGCACCGTGGGCCGGATTAACAAACGCTAACACGTAATTAGCCCGGCACCACGGCGGTTTCCACCACGTTCAATACATTGGAATGATGTCCATCATCGTATTGTCATACTCGCCGGACTCGTCGTATTCATCGAAAGCTAAATCAGCTTCCGAATAACTGGAGAACTCTTGTAATGTCCTCCAGTTACCAGTGTCATCCATCCAAGCCAGCTTGTAACCAACCGGCTCCTGCTGTTGAATGTCAGTGTCGTGCATTGTGATCAAACTCCGTTGAGATGACGGGCGAACTCGTATGCTTTGTCTTTCGCTTCCTCCAATGTCATTCCACCGCCAGTGAAATTGTAATCAATGACAGTGCGACACCAAGGGGCACCAAACATCGAATACGCAGTCATGCTGTAATGTGACTCGCAGTTGTGATTACGACCGATCGTTGCAATCAGCTGGCCATCGCAACGTGCAACCCACCAATCCATGAACGGAATCCCTGGATTGTTTTCTTGCGAGAACTCCACAACCGGCAATGGCTTCTGCATTGCGTTGTAAACCGAAACTCCATTGAGCAGGGCGGACTCTGGAACGTAGCACCTGTAAATGAAATCCGCAAACTCTTTATTGTCGTCTTCATCGTCGGTGATGGATCGCATGTAGTCAATCGCCTCATGCGATGTAAGCGCCTTGACGTAAATCGTTTCACGATCTCGCCAGTCAATGTGACGAGTGACCGCGAACTCAAAGTGATTGGGTTCCATTGTGGCTCTCGGTTGTGATGTGTTCAGGTTGCCAGTGTCATCCATTCAAGCCAGCTTGTGACCAACGTTTAATCTCCCGCTCGTGCAACGCATGAAATAACGCCGACTTGACGTAACCAAGAACCACCGGAAAGCGTGGCGCATTATCTTCATCTTCTGACCAACTTTCGTAATGAAACAACTGCTCAAGAATCGTATTGAGCTGTTCATCGGTGTCGTCACCGAGAATGTCAACCAGGAACCCTGCAATCTCACCTGCGTTGCGGATCGTGATGGAAAGCTCGGTTGCCATGTAATTCTCCTTGTAATGTGGGGTTGGAATCAGCGCAGGGCCTCCCCCGCACTTCTACATTATAGCAGATGCTTTATAGAACCGCGAGCCCGAATTAACAGTCATTAACACTGTTTTATGGGATGAGCCAGTGGAATGGCCCATCCAATGCGATGTATTATCAAGAGCAGTCGGCAACCTGCTGTGATCTAACGTAACTGCAGATTCCAAAGAACCTGCCGTCTTGTTTCATTTCTTCGGCTGCTTGAATTGCATCCTCCATCGTATCGAACCATTCCAGGACTGGACGAGTTCCGATGTCCGTAATGAAGCGTTCAACCCAAATGCTGTAACGTCGTCCGGTTGAAGGATTGTTGCGAAATTGGTACTGCATTGTATTTAAGAATTGGGTTTAATCAACCTGAAGCTTGTAACGTCGTAATAAGCCTTCGTATCATCACTCATAGCGCGAAGTGACTTAATTTCATTCATCGCCCCCTTGTAACTTTTGAAAAACTTGTGGCTCCAGCGACCGCGTGATTGAACTGCGACGCAGTGGGTTGCATCCTTCTCGACAATGCGACCCGTTGGCAATGTAAATTGATTCATGGCCGTGTTGTAATCAGGAGTTGGAACGACCATCGGCATCAACGCCGATGTAAATGCCATTGAGCCACCCACTGATGTAAGTGGGAACCTCGAATGTCATCAGCATGTCGCCATCATTCACGAAGATCATGGTTGTGTTGTACTTCATGTCTTCGATGTATCGACGGAACGGAATGTCCATGGCGCCCTCCCGATACAACGCCTCAGTTGCCAGGAACTTAAACTGGGCGTCTGTCATGTAATCCGGGTTCGCCGCAACGCAATACGGATTGAAGTCGTCTTGAATCCTGAACCGCCACGTCATTTCATCGCAGCGATACCACGAATTGTGACCCAGCCTGGAGATCAGCTTGTAAATCGCCGGCTCCTGTTCCTTGAGTTCTGATAGCGAAGCAAACGTGGTTTGCATTGTGATTCTCCGTTGTGATGTAGAACTTGTAACTAGCCGGGCTCTCCCCCGGCTTATACCTATTATACCATGCTGGAGTCTACATGGTAGGCCTGAATTAAAGGACTTCCATTAGTGTTTTTTATACATGGCAAAAAGGGGCTGACTGCAATGCAATCAACCCCGAAATGAAATGTATTATTTGACGAAGTGAGTGTGATCTGTTCCGCCCTGATGCCAAAATAAAGTAATGCCGATGACTTCTCCCCTTCTATTCTTGTAAACAGTTCGATTGGCGAATTGTTCTGTGTTCGCCCAACCCAATTCTTTCAGCCGGCGAGACATTGCAACCTCGCCCTTAACGATTGTCATTTCGCTGATGTCGTGCATCACTCCTCCTCGTCAGAATCTGGCTTCAGGGCTTCGTAAAAATCACCCCAGGAGTTGATTGTAAACACGCCGCGACGTGTATCGTAAATCACGGTTGGAATGTAAGTATCACCAAAGTTGACATAAGTGCCAACGATGTTACCGTGATAACGGTCTACCCAAATGTCTTCATGCTCAACGGCTTCTACACCACAGCCACACAACAACTCATTCAACGCCTCCATCTTGAGTTCAACAGTATGTGGTCGGTGGCATCTGTAACACTGTTGCACCCACTGTTGCGTCTTAGGGAACCGATCGTCATTCAGCGGGTCAATGTTACCCCGAACAATCGCAATGACATCTGCGGCTTCCTCGTCTGAAATACCAAGACGATCCTTGAGATGTGAAACAGTCCAGGTCATGTGAGTTCTCTGTTGTAATTTGGACTAGCAGCAATCAATCAACGCATGCAGGACCGTTGTATTGAAGATCCCGCATGAAACTGATTGTAAGCGTTGATGCAGACGCAGCAAAAAGCGCCGCAATCAAAAGAACCCAGGCAGCGGAATAAAGCTTAGGCATGATTGTTTTGTGGGGTGAGGGGAAAAGAAATGAACTGGATTGCTAGTTGTAAGCATCCAACGCAAACACAAAGTAATGATGCTTGTGATCGTAACCACATGCACCGACCGAACCCTTTGCATTCAGCGGCCAGCGCTGAATCAAGTTCTCGGCCGCAGCGCGATGATTCTCGTCCTGGCTGAGATTGTGATCGTACACGTGAATTGCACGCCACAGCGTTTCACTGTCACGCCGATGCGATGCAATAATGATGGCGTCACGAATGTTAGTTGGGCCGCTGTAAGTCGTCTTGATGACAGGACCGGTTTGCATTGTGTTCTCCGTTGCAACGTAATGTGGAGTGTCGATTGAGGAAGCTCCTCCCCCGACTTAAGCTCATTATACTAGATACTTTCTAGTACGTCAAGCCGCAAACTAGCAGTGTTAGCAAAGTTTAACACGCAAATCTGCCGTAATTCAGCCGCAGATCAGAGGATTGTAATTAGCTGATCCAGTGTCATGTCATTAAGAATGATCTGTCCTGCAACAAGGACATCTTCTATGAACTTTCGTCTGAGTGGATTCTTTAACGTTGAAGGGGATTGACAAAAGTCAACCACCTGCATTGAACCCCTCCCCATCGGCATTCCAATCAAAACAGTTTGCTTGCAAAGATCCAGCACCTGCTTTGCTTTTAGATGCCTTGCAACGTAACTACGCACCCACGCTGAAAGCTTGTCCTGGGCGTGTGATTGCATTTCCAGTTTCTTTCTGCTGGGTGCATTCTTTTCCATCCATCCGTCTTCAAGCTCAACCGGTCCCGTATTGTCCAGTCCGAGTGAAGCGCCATAAAACTCAAGAACATCAACCATTGCATTGTGATTAGTCCATTCAAAGATGTCATCAGGAGCAACGTAGGCAACTTTCTTGCCGTTTGCGGTCAGGCTGCAACTGTGACCACCAGGGCACGGCTTGATGTTTTTAACCTCCAGGATAAAGTTTTTCACAGCAGATCAGAATAAAAAGGAAGCTTCTCAACTTTGATTTCCGCTTCTTTGCGATTGTTCCATGCAATCACTGGAGCGTGATGCCACGTACCGAGCCAACATGCAGCATGTTTTGTGATGAGATCGCTGTTCGGCCTGTGGAATACCATTGGAACAACAAGGCCAACATCACGTGATTGATCCTTAGCACGACAGAACGTGAATGGATCAGTAGCAAACTTGTAATTCGGAATGTCAGAAGCAAACACGTAGTCAACAATCACGCCAAATACAGCGTCTTGCAAAAGCGAATGATCGAGTCTTTCTTTTGTAAGGAAAGCGTCGATGCTTTCTGAGTCGTAATCCAATGCAATGCAATCATTGCTATGGATCAACCGAACGCGATCGTTCGTTGCGATGTAGTCTTTAGCGACCTTGAGACGTTGATTCATCTCTTTGATCGTGAAGACTCGGGGATTGCGTTTTGGCATTGCAAATAAAACAACAACAGGACGTGAAGTTCAGTCAACTCGGTAGAAGTACGCCCAGCAACGACCATGCTGTAACCTAACGCAGCGAGAATTTGAAAATCCACCAAGAGCGTAAAATTCTTTTTTGGTGATTTGTGTGTATCCAATCATTTGCCTAGAATGCAAAACAAAATCAGCGGTTAAAATCGTAAACGTTTCGGAAATCAACCATTGCGGAACGAATGTTGCTAATCTGCTCACGCAATTTTTTCATCTCTTCAATGTTGTGAATTACCTCCTCAACGGTGTAATCAGTCCTGGGTTGAATCGTGTCGTCTGTCAGGTCAACCAGAATGTCACCATCAATGGTGCAAATTGCAATGTCACGTTTGACGTATTCACAGCCGCATTTGCCAGGAACGTCATAAGTGCAATCAACCGTGATCCAAACAAGGGAAAGGCTGATGTCATAAACAAGTCGGAACTTGTCTTCAGCAAGTCGCAACTGCTTTTCAACCTCGTTGAGCTTTGTCTTGACGGCAACCGTCCATGTCTTGTAGGGATTGTATTTAATTACCTTCTTGCCAATAAATGGCTTGAGTGCTTCTTGCAATGCAATCCGACATTCGATTGCTTTCTGATTAACTCGGTTGCGTGTTGCAACCTCCAGTTCCAATTGATTGATTTGCATGGCTTTGTGATGTGGTGAAACAATCAGACAGGCCATCCCATCCGATAAGTACATTATACCAGAAGCAATAAGCGCTGTCAAGCCTGCATTCTAGCAGGCATGGCAGAACTTTACAGGCAATACAGCAAAAATGTATTACAGATTGCCGTGATGTGTTCTGGTGGGCGGTGTCCACAGGAGCCCCAGGAAGGCGGTTGTGACCCGTCCGGCGCCAATGTGACGACAGGCAGGACGCAGCGTGGTTCCCGAGGCGCCTGGACATCGATCCGAGGCCGATGGGATGCGATCAGTCGGCGGATGCGCCGAGATCCTCCCCGGCTCGCAATCTATGTGCAATCTCTCTCACAACCGTATCGTGCATTTGATTTGCTTTGTCATCAGCATCCATCTCTGCAATCTGCCATTGTGATTCAAATCGAACCTGCCTACTGACGTCTGCATCGTAGTAACGAGTATCGTTTTGATCAGCATGAAATGCCATTGTTTCAAAAAAGCGGTTGTGACCGATTTCTTCAAAACCATGTGGAATAGTTTGCGATTGCATTAGCCCAACCGTGCTAACAACAATGGCGTAATCGTTATACCTTATCAAGGTATTGCGATGAAATAAGCATTTTCTGGCAAGAATGAAATGTCCAGGCCAGCCACGTTCTTCAATTGTCAGACCATCTTTTAGTCGAATCCTCATCGTGAAAACTCCTTGATTTGTTGAATTGCATCGTTGGCCTGCAGGATCATTTTCCTGCTGTTACATGAAATGCTGCTGCCTTTGTACTTAAGCCACCAGCATTCACGTTCAAACTCTTGCTCAATCTTCGTTTTCGTCATTGTAATTTACTGAGTGAAATTGAAACGGCGCTCCGGCCAGGGCTGAATCAGAAATCCTCCTGCGATTGAAACGATCTTCGTGAATGCGATACCTTCCTGGTTTTGTAAATTCCCACAAAAAGCCTTCTGTGCATCTCGCAACGTTTGCAACATGCGCAAGGCCGTTGTAACCATCGGGAGCAGCAATTGCACCAATCCATTCCCATCCATCGGGAAGAATGTGAGGATGATACTCAGTCATTGTTTTGACGATTGAGGAAGAAGTAGTAATTGCATTGAGTATGCCTTAGCCAATCAAGAACAGAGGCAGGTGAAATTGTTCCACCGCCATTCTTGTAAAGCCATTTGGCATCGTCGTCTGGCATACGCATCGTAAATTCATCTAGCCTTTCAACGCAATTATCAGCAATTTCTTCAAGCTGGCTATCCGTCAATTCAGCAAGATCATCTTGCATTGTGGTTAGCCACTCGTAATCTGGATGCTCGTAATAGCGCTTGAACACCTCAGGATAAAAATCATTCTCGTGGCAAACTTGCAATGCGTTGCTCAGATCCTCGATGAATCGTTTACGAGATTCTTGCAAATGCTTCGCTCTATCGTATGTCATCTCACTCCTCCCACGGCAGATTCTCCATCTGCTCGCAAATGTCATTAGCAAGCTCGTTGCAATTAGAGCGCTTCATGACGGTTGTAGTTGCCCAGTGCGCGAAACTGTAAGCAGCCCCCATGCAACTATTGTCGCCAGTCTGGTAGTTCCATTCCAGCTCGTCAGATTCTTTGTCGTATCGAAATCCGATTGTAACTTCGATGCCGGGCTTTTCACCGTCGCCCGTCTCAACAAGTGTATCGCTTCCGATTTGCTTCTTGATTGCTTTGAAAAAATCCACAAAGGATTGTTTTTCACGCTGAATTGCATTCTTGGTGACTGTGTTGTTTTTCATGGGAGTAATTTGATGGTCCGGCTGCTGCCGGTTTTTACAGGATAGCATGGTGCCGAAAGCCTGTCAACCTCCGGCACCTAGAAGATTTCTAAGTATTAAGCTGCCGTAACTTGCTCCTCGACTTGAACGTATTCCATCAGCTTTGGCTTGACTTTACGGAAATACGAATTGAGAACATCGCGCAAGGAAGATGTATTCTGCTTTTTCAGATCGTTTGCAATAATGTGATGCCAGAACATCGTGCGACCAGAACCACGCAGAGCTGTATTGATAAACGATCCGAAGTAGTATTCTTCTTCGATGTGCGACCAAACGTGATCCAGGCTGCTGTCATTGAAACGACAGGAAAAACAATCACCTGCCTCCGGTTCGATACCGTTTTTCAGCGCCCACTTGATGTAACCATCAACAAACTTTTTAACCTTTTTGTCGAGAAGTTTCTTGCGGGCCACGATGTCATCTGTTTTATTGATTGCATCAACCGGCTGGCCAGATGAATCAATCTTGATGCCATCGTAAAATGGAATCCTATCGCTGTATCCGACACTGTAAAGATACCAGATACCACGCTCCTGTGAAATACGGGCGGGTGTAAATTCTTTGAGCCTGGCTTTCGTAGTAACGGTTTGCCAGCCGCCAGTGTTCAGCTCAAATGTATTGTCGTTGAAAACTTTTATGATGTCCGTATTGTGAAGCTTGACCAGGAAAACATCATCCTCCTTGCGAAGGTATGTATTATTTGCAAGCTTTTTCGTTTCTCGCTTGCCAAGTGCATAGATGCACTTATCGTAAGTAAGCATGGTTTTGTAATTTGAGAAAGGGATAAAAAGAAAGCCCCCGCCTCAGCCCCTATTAAAGGGCAAGGACGGGAGCCTGTCAAGTAGCAGAAGCTACAAGGTAGCTAAAGTTTACAGAGGCATTACAGGGATCGCACTGCCGCAATTATGGCAGGTCAAGTAAATGTTTTTTCTGTTGATGACATCTGTTTTGATTCTCCATAGTGGATCCAATGCAAAGCGACTGCGTTTTGTTTTGCAGCACTTGTGGCATATCTTAAAGAACCCCTCTGTAAATACATATCTGTAGGGTTGATTCATGCCGGCAACAATGTCAGCCAGCCTCAGACTCGTTGATCTGCTCGTCATCAATACTTTCCTTGACTTGTTTGTAGAGTTTTTTGATTATCTCTCTGCACTTTTGCCATGATTCTTGCTTAAGTGGTTCTTTTCCATCGCCAAGCATTTCGACAAATGTATTGCCGGAATGATACATGAAGCGCAATGAAACCATGATCACACGCTTTTCGGTATTGCTCAGAGCCATTGAATTACAGCTCCGTCGATTTGCCAGGTCTTTTCGCCAATCTTGTCATCAAGAAAATGGAACCTCAATCCATTTTCAAGCGTGATGTACTGACCAGTGCGGCCAATGACTTGTGTTTTCTCCAGGGGCTGCCCAGGAAAGAGAACGGCCATTGAATGGCCGCTCTCCGGTTTCTGAACTTCAATCATTGCGATGAATTGGTTTCGCCAAACGTAGAATACTTGGCAACGATGTCAGGGAATGCGTCGCAGATGCGTTGATAGTTCTGCGGATCTGCTGCAATCATGGCATCCGCCAAACGCGAAACAAAATTGCCGCCGTGTTGACGCATGTTTTCGACGAGTTGAAACTTGGTGTCTTGGTTCATTTCTGGGAAGAATTGTTGGAAATCATTTCACGGAAAGTAATTTTCTTTCCGTCATCATCGAATCCAGTGGATTCCATGAGCTTGTCCTTAAGCTGTTTAGCCTGTTCCATTTGATTTGCAAGCAACTGCATTTTGATGCCTGCAATCATTAAGTGCTCGTTAATACCAAATGGCCAAAAGCGCTTGCGACGCATCACACCGCGATGAACTTTGGCAGCCTCTTTTTCAATGTCGCTTGCATATGAATGCAGCAACGAATGAATTACGGCGATCTCGTAGGTGTAAAGCTCGGGAACTTTCATTTCAGGTACTGCTTGTAATTGCCAAGGAGACAAAGATCCATGAGATCATTAAACTCAACGGAATCAATACTGCCGCCGCCGTAATCATCAGTTTTGCAAATGAGAAAACATTTCTGATGATACGGACCAACATTGTGCAGATAACCTTTGTTTTCTGCAAGTGGATTGTCTTTGTTAAGCCATCGCATACAAAGGATCTGAATAGGAGCCATTGGGCTTCGCTCCCATTTATCCCTTGCTGCAATGTCGCAATACAGCGGCGTGAAGTAACTACCAAGCTCTCCGACGATCCATGCGTAGTAATGACCCACGGGAGCATCGTTAAGCTTTCGCCTGTCATGAATGGCGATGTCAGACCAGTTGTGCCGAACGTAATGCTCGGCTTCCATAATCATCCTGTCATGTAACGACCCATACGGAAGCTTGGGCCGGATTTTTTCAAGTTGCTGGGTGGAGACGAGGACAGACATAGATCCTTGCGAGGACTCTGGCATCCTACCACGTCCAAATCCCTATGGCAAGGGCGAGCGTCACAGAGATTTACGCAGGCAATGGCTGCAACCTGAGCGACGGAAACAGCTTGCGATTTGAAAGGCGATGCCAGTTTTGTACGACCTGTGGCAATGTATCAAAAGGTTCGGTCATAACGTTTCCCGATTTCGTGTAGGGACATATCCAGTCAGCAACCGTATTGTTAATATAGATCAACGGAAAGTCATGCCTTGTGCCAATCCAAATTGCACCAGTATCAATCGGCTTGTTTCCTGAACAACGAACAAAAGGATAGAAGCCGCCTTCTATTGCCTGTTCGATCTGACAATAAATACCACCCCATCCAAATTGATTGATCTCCTCCAGGATTTCAGTGAACTCCTGCCGTGATGTAGTCCGAAGCTTTGCGTGTTTCTGGATGTCAAGCTCTGTATTGTACCAGCGCTTAAACCTTATGACATACTTTCTACCCTGGCAAATTGCCTGCTTGCATAGTGCCAGTCTGTTGTCGGTCTGGGCTTTTGAAAAAACAGGCCAACCGTACTTATTTAATTGTTCGTAATGTTTTTTGCTCTGGTAGTTTGCCAAGGTCTTGACGCAATGAATGGCGTTTTTTTCTCATAGGCTTTTACCTCTCTCAAGATTGGATCTTTGACAACCAGGAGAGAAAGCAAAAATGAATGAGTCTTAGCATTGTAGCGATTGACCTCAACGCCATCAAGCCATAATAAAATCTCTTGCGACTTTCTGGCGCAGTCAATCCAATACTTCCTGTGTGAAATAGCTTCCTGTTGCTGAATTGTCTTGGCAACCATGCCAGATACAGGACAGATAAATTCAAGTCTTCCAGGTGCCCCATAGCCACGAACTGTATAGAACTTATACCAGATGAATGCAGCTCTGCGTTTTGCCTTTTCAAGTTGAAACCAGAATTTCATTCTGATTGTATGCAATGCCCTGTGCCTCCATTGATTTGTGCCAATCCATGGTTTCTTTTCTTGTTTAACTCGCTCTCTTGAAATTAGCGTGATCTTATACGGGAATGACTTGGCCCCTGGTCTCTTCCTGGCCACTTGCCCCAAACACCACATAGATCTAGGATACAGCAATGGAATCCTCGTATCACTACCTGATTCACCGGCCGGGCAAGCCTCCAATCTGGGGGCTGCTGCGCCGGTGGAACTGGGGGGCGGGATCCCCACTGGATCACCTTGCAAGGCTGTATCCAGACTCAACAACAATCACAATCACAAAAATCAACAATGTTCCCACTTACGGATCAAGAGAAAGAAGAAACGCAACGCGATCTGGTGGCACTACTGGAATCGCTGAACAGCTCGGCCGAACTGCTGTCAGAATTTATTGAAGCCCTCCGCAATCGCGCAATTGGACTTGACAAGGAAACAGAGCAAGCACTGCGTAAGCCAATTAACAGAATTGGTTCCCTTGGCTTTCAATTAAACCTAACCCAGTACAAGGCACGAAACTTCAAGGAACGGCAATTCACAATGGAAGTCCAGGGGATCGAACCCTGCTCAGGCGAATTATGAGTTCGCTGCATTCACCAGATTGCTAGACTTCCGCAAATCAACCATAGCAGATCATGAAACTTGTCCGCTGTGAACGTTGTGGAGCCAAGTGGATCAACGATCTGCACTACTGGGCAACCGGCAAGCCAGGATCAGAACTGGATCTCGCTGGCCTGGTTTGCAATCGGGTGAATGACGATCGCTGCCCCAATCCCATGAAAGGCCAGACCGGTGGGGACACCTGGGAAGCCCGAGCTGCGCGGATGGTTTCGCTGGCGCCCCCTGACAGCCCTGAGGGGGCCTAGTGGTCTGGTAGGCCATCGAGCCAGTCAGCAACGCCACTGGAGCCGCCGTAGCGCTCCCTCAGCACCGTGGCCAGCTCAGCCCCAACGGCCAGGGCCTGGCGCCTGCAGTCCAAACAAGCCACACGACATTGCATTACATCGCTGCCAGAAAGCTTGCAGGCAGCAAATGCCAATCTGTCAGAAAGCTTCATAATTCAACTCCTGCAAACAGCGCAAAGCCCCCGGTTTCCCGAGGGCCTTGGCAGGGCTTCATGCAGCGTTAACACACCTGATTGGCTCCATTCAGCCCAGGCTCACCGCTGCAGATGCTGGAGCAGTGTAGCAGAAAAGAGATGGCCCAGGCGTGAAGACTGTGGGGGGGCAGCAATCTTCAGGGGTCTGGGCTCTATCCCCACGCTTGCCGTAATGGGTCGAGGGCGTGGTATGACCGACCGGAAGCAAGCCGGAGTCATCACGAGATCATACACCACCTGACTACTGGTTGGCAGATTTACGCATGACCTCAAGACGCTTTTCCGTAAGATAAATCTGATAAATAGTATCACATTTATCTGGTTTTGTGCGACAATCTATCATGCCCTTCACGTATAGCCTCGTCTGGTCAGGAGCAAATGAACTGAGCAAAATCAAAAGAATAGCGGAAAGAAATACACCAAAAAGCATTCCCGCAGTAAAAGATCCTGAGTTTTTCATTGAAGTAAAAGTTTGAATTGTTTGCCCCGATTGACCTTACGGGGACTTGTTGCCTGGGGATCCTCCCTACCCGATGGTCAAGGGGCATGGGCCAGGGTGTCAATCATACATCACTCAACCCTTGATAGCTGCGACATCTCGAAAAGCGCCGTTGCATTGGCCCCAGGCCCATACGCATTATAGACATATACCGTTACTATATCTTTTTCAATTTGCTTGATGACACCACAAGCGGGAATTCCATGTCGATTTTTCCACGGTGTAACAACCATGTCGTTGATTGAAAAGTTCATTTCCTGAAAGTAAAACGAGTTGAAGGGCCTCGTCCGGTTACGGCATCCCACCAGGCGATGACCGAAATCCGCATCCTGCAATGGTTCCTTCTCCTGTTGTAGGGACCGGGATCATACAAGGTTTCTGCGCCGACGTGGCCCCTATGACGATCGAGCCAGCGCAAGCAACCACGACGCTCGGGGCATTTATCATCAAAGCATCTTGTCCAGTCCCTCGGAAGATTCATGGACTGCCTCGCAACTTGATTGCATAATAGCGGAATCCGTTTTGGGTTTGTGCTGTTTTTGTGAAGCATAATGCCTCTCGATTAGTTTTACAAGCGTGTCTGCATTAAACTCCGTGACCCATCCACAACGAATCAGTTTTTCTCTTAGGGTTTCACTTAACTGTGCGGGCGGATTTCGGTAAGCCTTGGGGACTTCACGCATCCCTGTATAACAGGCCCAAAACTCAAGCGCAGTCCAGACCGGACAATCTTCATCGCCAATCGGCTTTGCATTTGCAAGCCTTTCCCTGATGGTCTGACTTTTTACATTGCCCCAATCAGCCTCATCAATGCGACGATTCATTTCAGCGAGCTGAAAGAATGCTTTTTGCCGCAGTTCACCAGCTTTGCCATTTTCGATAACAGACAGATTGCCATAAGAGATTGCCTGAAATCCAGCTTCCGATGCCCAGTTGCACCACGTATATTGCGTCCAGCCAATATGTAGACGCCAGTTCTTCATCATGTTGCCAAACGCAACACGATTATCAGCCGGCTCCCATGATTCTGGTGCCGGTGATTGCTTGCTGCCAGAGTTGTTCATTTTGGTTTTTGAGAGATTGCTTGAGTTGATTGATTTTTGGTTCTACAAGGTGGTGGCTAGAAACAGTTCCAGTAATACCTTGAACAGAAATACGAACTGATCCACATGGAAGGGTTTCAGTGGTAACAGACATCCACTGCTTCCATTCGTCTTCAGAAACTGGCTTAACCCCCTGAAAAACAAAATGACCACCACCACTTCCATTAACGCATCCAAGGCAAGCACAAGCCTGGGACTTGCACCACCTTTTGCGCCAGGCGGAAGGAATCATCTGCATTGCTGCATTGACTTCTGCCTGGCTCCTCATTTGATCGTTACTCATTGTCGTCTCCTGGAAATGGAACAGACGGATCAAGTATAGTCACCTTGTACCTTGCGTGATTCCTCGTGAACCTAAAGTGACTCCATCCAAACTTTTCTCCAAGCTGAATCCAGCCAAGTAAACCCCACCAGCCAGGTTGGCAAGTATTACTGTTTGTCCAGCAGATGCAACCAATGGATCCACCATGGCTATCAATGTGCAATGGATAGCCAAGCCTTCTAACTGGCACAAATGCAATGAAGCCGGTGCTGGGCGTGAATGTAAAGTCGCTCATCCCCCCACCTCCGGCAGCGGCAGGGCGGGGGCGGAGAGCCAGTGGGTGTAGAACCTTGCATTCAGCCCACTGGTGCGATCTTCCAGATTCCAACGGCCATCGGCATTGAGGCAGCTGCTAAACCAGCACCGCCCCTCCGCATCGCAGTCCTCCGGCCCCGGCAGGCGCTCTGAAACAGGGATCGGCTGCGGGGCGGGGCGGCCCCAGTGCTGCAGGAGCGCATCTATCGCCGCATCCGCAATTTCGTCAAGCCGTAAATCGCTGTCAACGATGGGATCAAAGTCATCTTGATCCATCGTTCCGACACTCCACGCCTCCCATACACGAGTGCAGTCGTATGTGCTTGTACCAATCGCGCAAGCCACTGCGTCTTTAACCATTGTGCGGAGGCGCTCGGCCACCGGGATCGGCTGCGGGGCGTGGTGGCCGAAGTTGCGGCCAGCGTTGAATACAGCTCTTAGGCACTTGGCACGGTGCTCTTTTTCTGCTTCTGGGTTCTCTTCAAGCCATTCGTAGTAGGCGCTGGTAAATAAGAACTGAAGATCTTTTTCGCCATCATCATTGGCTAGTTCTTCTTGAGTTGGCAAATGCCCCGTTGAGTAGATTTCGTCCAGCTCCTCATCCGTCGGCCCCGCCGGCTGCTCGGCCAGGGCGGCGCGACACCCCATCAAAGCGTCGACCTGGCGGATCACATCATCGAGGGATGCACTCCAGTAGTCCTTGTGCATGGTTCTGGCTCTGGCGGCAGAATCCGGCGTGTCGGCCATAGCGACAACGCCGCAGGCAGCCAGTCGCAAACGCTCGCGCTCCAGTTCCGCCTGAAGCGCGGCTATGCGATCTTCCGCCGGCTGCTCGGCCAGGGCGGCGGCATTGAGCGCGGCAATCACGTCCTCAATGGGCTGCATTACGCCGTCTCTCAGGATGGCCGCACCGTCCTCGCAGATGCCTTCGGTCCAGATAGGGCGCTCCACCGGCTCGGGCTCGGCCAGGGCGGCGCGGGCGCGGTCTACCAGCAAATATGCGTCGGCGATGTCGGCCTCATCGCCGTAAGCAATCCAGTCTTCAAGCTCGTCAAGCAGCTCAGCGCATAGGGCACGAAAGTCGGTCATGGCGTGTCGGGGGTGGTGGGCATCAGGCTCAGGAAATCATCCTTGAAAGCAGGCCTAACCTGGCTCTCGATAAAAATCTTGTCGCCGAGCTGATGCGTGAATACTGGGTATCCAAGTCGCTTTTCGATTTCTTTGTGCATAGCGGAAAAGGGGCAGATCAGAACCCCTGTGTAAGCGCTGATCACAATTGCTTGGTCTAGATCAAGTGGTTTCATGGCGTGTCGGGGGTGGTGGGTTCATGCTCGGCCAACAGGCGGCGGAGCAGGGTGGAGGCGGATGTCATGCCACCCTCCTGCCGCGATAAGGGCTGCAAGTGCCGTAGCCGTAGCCGTAGCCGTTGCCGTTGCCGTAGCCGTAGCCGTGGCCGTTGCCGTAGCCGGAGCCGTAGCCGTTGCCGTTGCCGTTGCCGTAGCTGTAGCCGTCGCCGTAGCCGGAGCCGCTGCCGTAGCCGGAGCCGTAGCCGTAGCCGTGGCCGTTGCCGGAGCCGTAGCCGTGGCCGTCGCCGATTGGCCCAAACATCAGTCCAGCCCCCAGCCATCACCCACGGGCACAGAGAAAATTTCGGCGCCAGCAGGAATTTCAACATCAGACATCGGGCGGATGTCTGCATTACTGGGGTCTTCGATTACCTTCGCGAAGCCGCAGGATTCCCAGCGGAATACCCAAACAGCGCGAGATAGGCGAATACGACCATTTTCACGAGTGACGTCACCCGCAAAGATCCAGCCGCGATCAACAACCACAACAGCACGGTTGCCGTTGGGCTGCAGAGCGGGAACGGAATCGGCGCGAACGTAGTCAACGCCGTTGATGGTGATGGTTTCAGTCATTTGGTTAGTGTGTTGTTGGTGATTGTGGAGAAGGGTGGGGTCAGCCATCGGCCTGCTTCAGCTCGGCGGCGATGGCGAGGAGGTCAGCGCGGATTTCATTGTTCCGGCGTGATCCATTTGCCGGCACCACCTGATCCGCAGCGGCGTGGAGGGCGGCAGCGATGCGCTCACGACATACGCGGTCCCTCTGGATCACCTCATTGCTCGTGAACGCAGCCATGACTGCCTGCGCTGCGGGGGAGAGGTCAGCCATGGCGCTCCACCTCCTCACGGATGATGTCGGCCCAGCCAATAGCTGCGGGGTTGCGTTGCTTAGACGTGGTACGGTGTTGTGATTGGTTTTCCATCAGAATCCAAGGTTGTGTGCAATTCGACCAAAGAACCTGCGGAGCCTTGTAAATGCGGGACGTGGAACCCAGCCACTCAAATTGGCATCGCACGGATACTTGGGGAAACTGCGCTGAATAACGCAATAACGGCCAGTCAACATACACTTATATGTGCGTGGATCGTCAAAGCTCTCACGAATGCAGTGGCCGCAACTATGGCAGTTCCTGATTACCTGAGAGGCTGCCGGCCTGAACTTTTCTTCAATGAAGACGACATTGCTGTTTTGTTCTGCCATTGCGTATGGAATGTAAAGGTTTGGACCTTGATTGGGCTTCAGAAGGTTGCTAATGGTTTTAATCATGTTTCGGTAGTAAAAGCTGCTTCGCCAATCTCAGGGAATGTATCACGGAAAATATCCCTGCATTCTTTGGCGATTTCCCTGTGCTCAAGCTGTGTGCCTGGATCGGTCCTGAGTTGAATGTAATGAATCCAGCTCCTGAGCGTACCGTGCATATACAGCGTTGTTGGAGTAGCCAGCGGAAGAATGCGGCGAGCACATTCTTTTGCAATACCAGCTTCCAGCATTCCCTCGTACAACCTGTAGGATTCAGTAAATAAACCCCCTATTGCATCCGAGAAAAGCTCATGAAGCTCGATTGGAATATCGTCAATACTATTTTGACGATTCTTCAAATCTTGACGACGCAAGCTCAATGAAGAAGCCTGCTGAGTTACTGCATAACGTGTTGAAAACTCCTGAAACGAAAATGAACGGTGTCGGAGGATTTGCGCAGCAATATCGCGCTCTGTTTCGATCTTGACGCACAGGCTTGCCATTTCAAATGGACTCCAGTGCTTATGAGCAATCAGGTAGCGCAGCAGCCTAGGGGCTGTATCGTAATTTCCCTGATTGGATGGATTGCTGACACGAGCCATGTCAACAATCAAGCGCTCTGCATTTGGTGTGCAGTGAACAAAAGAAACCTGCATGTTCTCAGAGTCCGAGTGTTTTTGCTTGCTCCCAAGGCATTCCAAGCATGATGGAAATTGCCTCTTGCTGACGCCAATAACGCTTTCGTGCTTCGGCGTAAGTAGGATGATCTTCCACTACGGCGCCATCAAACATTGCACGGCGCAGGGCGCAATCAATCGGGTTCTTGTGGATTGGGTTCATCGTTGATGTCAGGATCAGGTTGAAAGCCATAGCCTAGCATTCGATCTACAACACTATTCAGCCATTCCGTAAATTGCGCTTCAACGCGTGCCATTGAGGCATCATTGATATTGTTCGGATGCCGAAGCATATAGATCGCCAGGCCAAGCGCATTGCCCAGCCTATCCTCAAGCAATGCCTGTTTGAACGGGCCGGGCTGATCTTTTTTCACTTGGCTGCCTCACGCTCAGCCCTGCGCTGTGCGATGTATTCATCGACCCGACGCTTTTGCTCCAGTCGAGCCTGACGCTTGGGATAGGGATTGCAGTCGGATGAATTATTGGCAAAAAACCAAGCCACGTACTCGATTTCGTTTTCGGGGAAGGGGCGACCCATTTCTTCCCAGTCATTCTCATGGATGCCATCAGGCGAATAAGAGCCGCCTTCATCGCCATCCCAGCCTGCGTCATAGCGAGCGGTGCTGATGCGATCTTCCTCAGCCATGGCAGCTTCGACCTTGGGAAGATGGTCGTACCAGTTGGGATGAATCTGCAGCATGTGCAGATTGTGCTCAACAGTCGGAGAAACTTGAGTCATGCGATTTGTAATGCTGTAGTGTTTTTTACCAGTTGGCGGCGGCTAGGGCTGCAACCCTCGCCTTCCCCAGAATCATACCATCAATCCTGCGTGCAAGCAACCCATTGACAAGGATCACGAGCATCCCTGCCAGTGGGAGCCACCAGCTCGCTCACCAGTCTTCATGGCCTCATGGATCCGACGCCTGGAGACGTAGTGCCTGCGGGCAGCGGCTGCAACGGATTCATAGATCAGACCACCCTCAACGCATCGGACCCTGCGCTTTTTCGGTTTTCTATTTGTGTAATTATTCGCAATAAAAGCGGCAAGCTCCTCGTCTTCAAGCAAGATGACAAGATCCTGGTGCTTCCTGCCAGCAATCATTTCTGGATGCTCCCTGGCAAACTTGACTATATCCTTCGCTTAACGTAGTACCAGTGATTTCTTGTATCACCAACCCTGACAACCGGCAGAAGCCCAGCATCCGACCACTTGATCAGAGTTTGCTTTGAAATATCTAAAAGTCTTCTGACATCTGTTGACCTAATCCATTGGCCAACTGCAATGCGACTAAGACCAAGCCTGCTGATCTTGTCTTGAAGTGAGCCGCGACTTCTCAGGGGAAACCCATTTTTGCCGGCCCACGAATTGTAGTTATGACAAATAAGCTGAAAGGGAACATCACCCAGAATCTTTTCCAGGTGATCCACCTCTTCCTGGCTCCAGCGAGACAGTGGCATTGTTATTATTTCAATCCAAGTGCAATAGCCTGTTCGCCCTCAATAACATGAGTTCGATCGGGATCTGCGTTTGGATAACGCTTGATCGCAAAGCGTTTAGCCTCTGCCCTTGATGCTGCTCTGATTGTTTCGTACATTGGGCGCTCGCCACTCGTGAAAACAACGCGAACAGGAAATAGCTTTGTCCCTGGTTTCGTGTTCCTAATCACTCCCTCCCACTGCCTGCTATCAGTGGTGTCGCCTCGCGTCGGTGACAGATTCAATCAATCCTCCTCCGTGTTATCGGAATAAATGACTCTCCCTTTGTAGCGCGCAATCTCCTTCAGGTCAACCCAGAAGGGAGCTTCCTGATTGGGAAGATCGAGAAGCCCCTGCTTTATACCATCTTTTGTGCGCGTGTCAAGGACCCTGCAAATTCCCCAACCAGGAATCTTAAGTGTCATTTCCTAACATGCGACGCAGGTAAGTCTATCAAGCAATGTCAGACAGATCGGGTGGCTGATAATTTGGGCCTTTCATGACCTTGCCCTTCTCGTTATAGATCGGCTTCCCATTTTCGTCAAGCTTGCTCATATTTGACGTGAACACTCGATCCATCGCTTCGTCAAGATTCATGCCAAGATAGGCAGCAAGCTGGTAAATGACAAAAACACTATCTGCCATCTCCTTCAATAGCTCTTGCCTTGCTTTCTTGATCTCCTCAACCGTTGCATTGTCGTAATCAGTATGCTGAACGATTGTTTCAATTAGATCCCAGGCAGCACCATGTAACTCGCCAAACTCCTCGTCAATCAATGAAAGTTGAAATTCAACCTTTGGGCAATTCGGGATTTGTTCACGAGATTCGGATACCGGATGACCAAATGCAATGCGCCAATCAATCGCTTGCTGAATAAGACGTGACATCGTAGATAAAAGAAAAGCCCCGTTTTACCGGGGCGGTTGAAGTTGTGATGATGGATCAAAGATCCAGGTCGTCCTGCTCGGCGTCCTCTTCACCTTCGGCGGGGACGTAAGCGATGATGGTGATCTTGCCTTCAACAGCATCGACACGCACCTTGCTGCCAGGGGCAAAGGCAGCAACAGAGCTGTAGCGGTTGCCGACCACAATGTTGCCGTTGCCGCCAACAGTCACCACGGGAGCGCGGTTGGTGCGACGGGAGTAGGCGCGGGTCGGGGGCGCAAACTCAACGCCCGACTGAGCCTTGAGCATGGCAGCCATGAAGTCACTGGTCAGGGTGACGGTGCGGCTTTCACCAGTTTCACGATTGGTGGTTTCGCGCCAGTAACCACATTCCTTGGCAACCTCGTCAATGGGCTTGCCGGCCATGGAAGCGCTCTTTTCGAGCAGTGCCTTGCCTTGAAGTTGCTCGCCCTTGACGATGATGTTCTTGGTTTCCTTGGTTTCGGGGGCGGCGGGAGCTTGAGTCACGGTTTCGGTTTCGGTTTGGGATGGGACTTGGACTTGAGACTCGCTGGGCGAGGTCTCGGTTCTACGTCGTGGCACCTTGCGGTTCGCGTATCGACCAGCCAATGGTAGCACCACGATCGGGAACGTGCAAGCATCCGAACGGACTATTTCTGTGGTGGCCACCAGGGACGCAGATAAAGGAATGTCACAGGCTCTGGAGACGGCTGCCAGTAGCTGATGTGCAGGGGCAGGCGCGAGCAACGGTCATCGCGCATCACGCCAGCTTTCACGGCAGCGTCAAGCACAGCACCTTCCAGGTTGTCAACGTCTGATCTTGCATGTCCGTGGAACTCGATCGAGAACAAGGCGTGTTCCAGGGGCTCCCTGCCTCCCCACTGGTCCGCCAGAGACTCCCTGGCGTCACTCAGCCACTGGCGGTAGCGAGGAGAGGTGAAGCTCCTCCCACGACCCTGCCTGGGCCTCTCCTTCGGCTGCAGTGGAAGCCCAAGGCGCAAGGTCTCCCAGCTCGTCGTCCCATTCGGCCCCGGCTGATTCAGGATCCAGATCAGATACTCCGGCCCCATCCCGCCCGGTATCAAGGGACGCATTCTTGCAGCATTCAAGCAATCTATAGATTAGCACCCTCGTCTTGCCTTTCCCCAGTCTTTCAAATAAAATATCCGCCATCTCATGTACTTGATGGTTGGTTGGATTGCGAAATATCTTAATTGGTTTCAGGACTCGCTTCTTTTCTGCAAACCCTTCCTCAAAGTAGCATTGCTCTATATTTGCATACTTTCTGCCAGCACCAATTTGCTGCAGCAGCTCTGGATGATTCTGATAAATAAACCTTGCAACACCAAATAGCCACATTTTTTTGCGGCTATTGATGTTTCTTTTTTTTGCGATTGACTTGGCAAGTCGTCTGTATTGAAATAATTCTTCCGGGAACTCAAAGCAAGGATCTTGCGTCCTTAGCCAATCAATAAATTGATAGCCATACCGATTGCTATTGTTTTCCTTGTATGCTGCTTGTGAAACTGCACAAAGAAAAGTGCTAAGATCCTTGACGCCAAGACCGTAATGAACATTGTGTATAAAATCTTTAATGCCGCGTAGTTTGGCTGGTTTGTTCTTTAGCGTCTTGTATCCAAGGTGAACCTCGGCCTCTGCAATGCGCAGCATGTCAGAGAAAAAAATCTCTGAAGCCTGGCCAGCCATGACAGTTCCAAGGTGCAACCTTGCGCTTTCTACAAGCATTGCACCGTAAAACGGGTCGTCCTTACTTATCATTAAACGATTTTACAACAGCAAGAATAGTTGCGCGAAGATCCTCAAGGCTTCCGTCATTTGCGATCTCGACATCAAACATGACATCTTCAAGACCGCCTTCGCTTTCATGATCACAATCTGCCGTTTTCTTTGCTGATTTTCTTGTGACTCGCCAAAGCTGACCACCAATTGATCGAATTAGCTCAGCCTCATTTGCGATCCTTACATCATCGACAATCACGCAAAATGTCTTACCAAATTCAGTGTACTCACGCTTCCATGCCTTCAGCCAAATATCTCTATCAATCATGTTTCTCGCAAAATCTGTTCCCATCTTTTGCATAATACCTCTTCCTGTAACGCCTTTGGCCATGCCAGGAATTTGAACATTTTTCCTTGTATAGAAGTATTGCTTAGCCGACGACTCGTTCATTCCTGTAACGGCACAGACAAACTTGACGCAAACCTCTTTCAGCGGCTTTGCGAATGGATGAATAATATAGCCGTGCTCACAAAGAATTTTTGCGGTCTCTGATTTACCGGATTGCGGAACAGGCGAATAGAGACCAATCAGTTGAACCATGGTTTGTGAAAGGGGGCCGGGGCTTACAGACTAGAACCTTAGCATTGCCTGAAGGGTCCACATGCTGACCTGGAACCACAATGCTCCGCTAACAGACCCCAAGCTTGCATTGAATTGCAACAGCGCACCGCACGGCCCGAGCAGTGGTATTCAATGCAAAGGGAGGAACAGTCATGCCCGGTTAATCAAAAGGGAACTTCCTCTTCCTCGGATTGGCTGGATCTACGGCTGCCAGGAGATGAAGTACCACCACCAGCGGAAGGCTTGGCAGGAATCGAGAACTCTGCACAATCCATGTAGATTTGGCAGTAGTCGGTTCCGTCCTTGCGCTGCTTACTCATGATTGCGCTAACGGCACCAGAGATTGTGACCTGATCTCCATCATGAATGTAGTTGCACACTACATCAATCTTTTTGCCGTAGACCTTCGCATTGGCGTAATGAGTCTGTTTGCCATTGGAAGTTTTCCAACGAAGGGAAATTTCGGTGTAACGACCGTAATCGCCCTCTTTTGCGACGGGATCGCCGCTGACGTAACCAGTGACCGTGAGCATCAGAGTTTAATAGGGAACCTGGATTCTACAAGATATTGGAAGACCTTGTAGCGTTGGACAAAGGCATTGGCTGCCTTTTTGAGTTCAGCCCTGTTCAGGACATGAACATGCGGCTCTCTCCAATCGTAGCAGATGCAGATGACCCCCTGAGTAATGGGAGTCATAAAAGGATTCTGCTTTGCAAGAATGTTGTGAGCCAGGGCATAAGCGCCAATCTGGACAAAAGCCTCAGCGTAGTAACGCATTGACTTTTCTTTTTTCTGTACTCCCTCCTCTTTATGAGAGCGTACAGACTTCCAGTCCCAAATGGTGTAATGACTATCCCACCAAAGTCTTACATCCGGTGTTCCGGCCCAACCATGAGGACAGAAGATTGGCTTTTCGATTAGCAGCATGTTGTCAAGGTTGCTGCATTGCTGGGATCCTGTTTCCATGCAATCCCCGCCAACAGCAAGCTCGTCAGCACTGCAAAGAGATGAACAAGGATTTTGCTTCTTCATCTCCAGCAGCAGCGGCTGAAGATATGTCATATAACCATGGATGTTATACGACATCATCTCTTCGTAGGATGGCCTGTCCTTTACGTGGACTCGATTTGCGCCAGTAAGAGCAAGCTCGACCTCAGCGTGAATAAAGGTTCCACGCTGTTGACCACGTTCAAGAATCTCAACAGCATCTGGTTCATTGTTTTGCCACCATTCAAGGCTGCTGACCTTTGATGGATTGAACAATGGCAGAGTCCTGCCAAGAACATTACTTACCGCAATGTAGCCGATGCCATCCTTTCTATAGATGCCATCATCTGGGTGCGACATCAGAACAGCTCGTCAGCTTCCTTCTCAAGCTCGTCAAGCGAAGGCGCATCATTGTCTTCATCCGGAAGATCAATAACTTGCTCACCCTTGCTGTTCTTGCCGACGTTCAGGAGCTTGGCATAGTCAGGCGTCATCATCTTTAGCACCTTTGCACGAAGCTTTTCGGGGATCTCGGCAATTTCAGCAACCTTGACAACGGCAAGCAATGTCTTAATGCCGATCGAATTCAGACCAGCTGCAGACATCGCTTCATACATTTCACTGACGAACGAATTGGTGTCATCGTCGCTGACAGTGGGCTGCTCCTGGGTGGCTGGCTCGGAAGCCTGCTGGGCGGGCTGCTGCTTGACCGGAGCGGCCTGCGCGGGGGCCTGCTTGGCATTGCGGGGCTGCCGGCCCTTGGCCTGGCCTTCGCTGCCCATGATGGCGTCCAGGGCATCGTGCTCGACGATCTCCATTGCCGTCACCCACAGGTAGCGGCGCAGGTACGTTTGCACGGCGCCAAGATTCTGAATGTCGTGCGCTCCCTTCAGGCTTGCAGTTGCCATAGGGGATGTGATTTCCAGAATCCCACCACCCTCGGTATCAACAATGGTAAGAGTTGCGTAATCAGGCGTAAATGCAATGTAACCGCAAAGCCCAAGATTCAGAAAAATTTCCTGGACGGAGGGGAGAAAGTCACCAAGCTCAAAGTAGTGGTAGCCGGCAAACTTGTTGTGTCCAGACTTGGAAAGCTTTTTGCCCTGCAGCGCAACACGCGCCTGCATGAGCTTGTAATAAACGGCGCAGCCGGTGTCGGTTGCATGGGTTTGTTCGGTCATTGGTTCGGTGGTCATTGGTGGCTCGTTAGGTGTCAGCCAGTTTTTATGGTAGCAGGAGTGGGCGCGGCTGTCAAACATCCCTCTCTTCCATTTCCCGGTGCAAGGCTTTCAGTAGCTGCTCGGTGCCAACACCGGTCGGAATTCGCAGCATTCGCCTGAAGTCATCGACTGTTGCATAGCGGGTGTCACCAGTCAGTGTGATAACCGCTTTGCCAGGCTCAACCTGAACATGCTTGACTCTGTAATTCTTGATAAGAGTGCCAAAAGCTGCATGAGCTGGAACTTGGAATTTTGTTTTCAACCCATGAAATTGCTCAAGCCAGTGAACACGCTCACCAAGCAAAACTGCGACATCGCCGCAATCTGCCACAAGCATTCCGCGATGCGGATCCCTTCCAAAAAGGGTGTCTTCAGAAAACTCAGGCATCTCGGCTCTCCATGTTTTCGTAGATTTTTTTCATTAGAGCTTGGTTTGAGGTGTCAATGCCTCCCAGCAAGAGTGATTCGATTTGAGATTTACGCCCTGGTGAAGAAGAATCTGCGTACCTGTCAATTACTGGATCAAAAATACGCAAGTGCAGCTCTAGTTCTGTAACCTCTCGTTCACAGAAATATCTACGATAGCCACCGGGAATAGAAAAATCTTGATAAGGAGTTTCGACGCTGATAGTGCTTGAAACAATCATAAAATTGCCACTAAACACCATGCAACCGTCGTCCAATATAAACTTTTCTCCATTTGCGTAAAGCTTTTTGTCATAGTAGTCTGCCATGGTTTTTCACTAGAGAAAAATAAAAGCCCGGAAAGCCGGGCTAGTTGAATCAGTTATCAGAACAGAGCAATCTCGTTCGGATCCTTTTCCAGCAGTTTTTGCAGGTCTGCTTTTGCCTTGGCCAGCAACTTTTCCAGTCGCTTGATCTCAAGAACACGCTCCTTGATAACAGCTTTTGCTGCATCGCGGCTGCCAGTGTTCACCTCGTCCAGAACTTCTTCAAACAGGCTCCGAGTCGAGTCCGTTGCAAGAACTTCCGTCGTAGTGGAAGGAAGCGGCGAAAGGCCGCACTGCTCGTTGGTGGTCTCTTCAGTCATTGGGTGGTTGCCCAAGTGGCGTACGTCATCTGTTCTAGCATGGCCGAACACCGACCGTCAAGCATGGCAACCATCGCAAGCACCAATCTTAATAGGCTTCTAAGACTGACGGCAAACCTGCTTTTCGAGAAAAAAGAAGATCCAAAAAACGTCGCAAGATTGATGGAAGGATTCGTAACAAACGCCATGATCAATACATGGTACGAGCAATACTGCAAGACAAACGGTATCAGCACAGATACAAACCTCACATCACATAAACGCAGATTGCCAATGCCGCCGATCGACTGGCAAGCAGTTGACGTGAAAACAATTGACCAGATGCTTAACAGCGAACCAGATAACGATGACGAACCGGACTGGTAGTTGCGGGCGCCAGGCCAAGCCGCTACCCTGAGAGTCCGGCGGGCGCCGGTAGTAAAGAATTCTCAGCACTTTTCGGCAATGAACAAAGCAATCGGGGCAGAAGCTGAATCAGGTTTCAACGGAAAAATGCCAGACGTGATTCATGCCCTGCTTGCCGATATTGCCGAGATTCGCAACATCATCCTGCTCAATGCCCCTAGCTGCCTGCCGCAGGTAGCTCCGGCACTGATTGACGCCGAAGATCAGGTCAAGATCCTTTGGCAGAACTAGACTTTCTGCTGTTCCGAGACTTGTTGCGGTAGCTGACTTTTTCCTTGTTGATTTCCTGCATCAGAGCCCTGAGTCGATCCGCTTCGTACTCCCCCCTGCGCTCTGCAATTTCAGCAAGAGTTTCTTTGTAGCCAGGTGGCTCAAGGTCTGGGCGACGAAGGAATATCTGAGTCCAGTTTGGTGTTGGGTGTTGATCCGACATCAGAGGCGATCAAATACAACAGATGACGCAAGATCAATCTTGCATTGAAGTGTTCCAGTGATGCCACCTCGATTTTTGGCAACCGAAATCGCAAGCTCGTAGGGATCGGCCTCAGTGTCGTAATAACCAGGACGAAACAGAAACATCACAATATCTGCATCTTCCTCAATCCGACCAGATGCACGTAGGTCTGACAACGTTGGCATCTTGTCGTTTCGCTGCTCAACACCACGATTGACCTGACTCATTAAGATAATATCAATTCCAAGTTCAACAGCAAGACGCTTCAATGTTTTTGTGGCAACACCAATTGCAGTTGCGTCATTTGCTGTTCCAGTGCATCCATCTATCAACTGCAAATAGTCAATGAAAATACCACGAAGGTTGGGGCGCGTTCTTGCAAGCATTCTCACAGTTGCAGCAACGGAAGCAACATCCTGGCTTTTATCAAAAACATCAAAAGCCTTAACAAAGGAAGAAGTATTAAGCTCTTTGATTCTCTGCCTTTGTGCTGGGCTGTAACTACGATTCTGTAAATTGCCCATCCTGATTGGATCAACAATTCTACCAGCTTCTTTCATTCGCAAGAAATCAAGACAGGAAACTGCCTTATATTCGATCTGACGCCTTGGCATTTCAAGACTGAAAAAAGCAACGTTGTTGCCAGTATTAGCCAGGTGTGTTGCAAGTGTTACGGCAGCCGTTGTCTTGCCCATTGCTGGCCGTGCAGCAATTACAATCAATCGACCACCGTAAGCTGAATCGGGTCCGGCAATACCACCTTGAATAGTATTATCAAGAATTGTAATACCAGTGCTGACAGTATTGTTCTCTGGCAGTGGTTGAAGCAACTCTGTAATTGTGCTATCCCATCCCTTATCTCCCTGTTCATCTTCTGATAGTGAATTCCATATAGTTTGCTGTCTTTCAATCAGAGACGGAATCTTTTCTGCAAGTAGCTCATGGCTTGGGCTTTCATCAAGTGCGTCAACAAGAAGTTCAGCCGAATTGCGAAGGTAGCGCCTTGCAAGCTTGAGACGCCAAAGCGGAATAACAGAATCAGAGAGAACAGAGAAAGAATATACACCAGCAAATAACGGACTTGCTGATCTTGCGTTTTCCACGATCTGTTCGCCACTTTCTTCAGACTTGAGTATTCCGCTCATAATCATTGCATTCAATCTCAATGCAATGGATCCGGGCATAATAAATCCATCTTTGCCAACCTCTAACATTGCCTTGCTAATTGCAATATACGCGGCACGCATCTTTCTATCGCTAAACCAAGAATCATTAACAGAGGAGACAACTTCGTACATCTTGCTGGATCTGTAGTCACCAGACTCAATCGCATCAACACAAAAAGCAACAAATGCTTCTTCCATTTCAGTTGTATCCCATGACCGCATGAAAGGGATCAGGGATTCAGCCTTCTCGATCTTCTTCATGAAAGTGTGTAGTTGACTTTGTTTGTAGTTGGATTTGCAGGAACTTGCTTACCGCATTCCTTCGTGATCTTGCAAATAACGTCCTTGTATCCTATAAAGCCAAGTGACTGCCAGTTTCTCTCGGAAGCGTACTCACAGTATTCTGCAAGGACTCCAAGCTGCTTTGCATACAACAAGCCATTCAGCGTGGATTTTGTAAGTCCTGGTGCAACGCGAGGATGTGCCTTGCGGCGGTTGGCCTGCCACTGCTCCAGGTGCTCCCGGTAGGGCTCCAGCCAGTCGGGCAGCTCCAGCGATCGAGGGCTGGCCGCTGAGCGTCGAGGGGTCGGCGGTTGGGGGCTATGGGGGTTTTCTTGGTTTATTGGTTTTCTTTCTATTGGTTTTCTCTGGTGGACTGAAAATCCGTCCGCTGGTTTTCCGTCCGCCGGTAGGCCGGTGGACTGATTTTCAGTCCACCGGTCATCGGCCACCGCTGGCGACGGCTGCTCGACCGGTTCTGGCGGAACTGCCTGGTCGGTGAACTTGTAAATTTCACCAGTAACACGACCATCCGCATTCCTGGTTTTCACGTTCTGCAGGTAGCCATATTCCCTAAGCTCGCGCAGCGCAACTTTTATGGCATCTCTCCCCTCGGTCCCATGAGAGATAATCCAGTCCCTTGTGAAAACAAAGTTCTCAGCGTGTGAAAGACATCCAGCGAGAATACCCTTTGCACGCCAGCTAATCCTGCTATCTCGTATAGCCTCATTAAGAATGATGGTAAAGTTTTTACCAGCAGGAGTCGATGTAAAACGCAAGTCGCTCATTTTCCACCATTGGCAAGGTCTGCAAAGACTTGAGCAGCGTTCTTTTCTTGTTCCTCAATTTCAAGTGCCTTGTAGATCAGGCCACGGATATGAGTTGAGAGTCCGAGGTACTTCGGCTTCTTCAACTTCAACTCGTTAATCAGTTCGTCTGGAAGTGAGACACAGATGCGTGCCATGTGCTGATTCGATGTGAGTGGACTCAAAAAGCATACACATCTGCAGCGCCCCCGTCAAGGCCCCTTCGCTAGCACCTCGGGTATCACCTCACCTGAAACCGGATTGAGGCACCTTCCTGGGGCGCCTGGGCGTCGATCCGGTGGCCTTGGTGACGAGTGATCCACCCCCGGCTACCTCGGACAGCCCAAAAACAGGTGGACAGCGATCGAACTGTCACAGATTTACTGTCAACGTTCCGTCGTGTGTCAGGTTTCAATGCACCCACAAGTAACAAGCAAGTGGCTGCTCGAAAACCAATCAAGAAATCCATGAAACGACCCTTTGTTCCTGGTGACGAGGTTTACGCAAGGTGGTTTGGCGATGACACGCTGACCATCGTTGATAAAGCCGATGTCGCAAGTCCCTTTCCGCACTACATCTGCAAGATCAATAGAGCAACGTGGATCATTCCAAAAATTCACCTGTCAAGAAAGAAAATTGCCAGCGAGACTGGTGATGGCAATCGCCGCCAGCTCTCTGCTTTTAATTGAATGACACGCCGACTTCCTGTAGCGCAGCTTGTGTTAGACCAGTTGCATGAAGCCAAGATCACCGGTAGAAAACCGGATCACTGGGAGATAGGAATTGAAAGACTGAAAGAGTTGTTTGCGTCGGGTCTTGTTGAAAGGCTTGATCCAAGTTCTTTTAAGATTGCCGACCTTCCTGTAAGAGTTAATGATGAAGATTCTGATCACTTTTCACTTCACACTAGCTGAGGAATTGAAATGCTTTCCTTAAACAGTGATGCCAAATTTATAGTTGATGAGTGCCGCGAATGGCTTTATTGGTTTGCACTCCTTGGCATACAACCTGGCAAATGGACAATTTCTGAGGAGTTTGTCTGCATTCTAATCAGAGAAAATAAAATTCTCATAGATGAATTGGGTATTGTAGAGCCGCTTAGCTCTAGCATAACAACACTATATGGTATTCCGGTTGAAATTTGCCAGTCACCACTGACCATCAAACTTACCTAAACACTACCAATGCTCAAGAACGACAACTGGATCCGTCACCAGGCTTCAAATGGAATGATCGAGCCGTTTACTGGTTCGCTTGTTCGTGAACTTGTCTGGACTGACGAGCAGTCACAGTATTTTACAGAAAAGGTGTTGAGTTACGGAACAAGTAGCTATGGCTATGACCTACGGCTTTCACCAAAGGAGTTCCTGATTTTCAAGCACGTTCCAGGAACTGTCATGAATCCCAAGCGGTTTAATCCAGCAGCAAATCTTGAGTCCGTTGAACTACAGGAAGATGAAGATGGTTTGTTTTTCATCCTTCCAGCGCATTCATACGGCTTGGGTGTTGCACTTGAGCGTCTTCGTGTCCCAAGGAACATTACTTGCATCTGTCTTGGTAAGAGCACTTATGCAAGAATGGGCATTATTGTCAACGCAACTCCAGCGGAAAGCGAATGGGAGGGGCATCTGACACTGGAATTCAGTAATTCAAGTGGTGCAGATTGCCGCCTTTATGCAAATGAGGGCATCTGTCAGATCCTGTTCTTTGAAGGCGAGGAGTGTTCGACCAGTTACCAAAATCGTTTCGGGAAATATCAAGGGCAGCCTGAGCGGGTTGTTCCGGCTCGGATTTAACGACAGCAGTCGCATCGAGTGTTACAACTAGCCGCGAACGAACAAACACAGCCATGAGCCTCAGTGACTACCTCAATGCCGTGGGCAAAGTCCCACTGCTCACGGCGCAGGAGGAGATCATCCTCGGAACACAGGTCCAACGGATGATGAAGATTCTTGCAGACAAGCAGGAATCTGAATTAACAGAGGAGGAGAGAAAGCATGTACGAGTTGGCCGCAGGGCCAAGAATCGTATGGTTTCTGCAAACCTGAGGCTTGTTGTCAATGTGGCCAAGAAATTTAGACCACAGGCTCACATGAAAATGGAAGATATTTTGCAGGAGGGCAGCATTGGGTTGATGCGTGCCGTCGAGAAGTTTGACCCAGAGCGCGGATACAAGTTTAGTACATACGCTTACTGGTGGATAAGACAGGGAATAACAAGGGCGGGAGAAAATCAAGAAGCAGAAATCAGAGTTCCAGCTCACCTGCAACGAATCGCCAAGCAAGCGGCAGACGCCAGATCAAAGCTTTTATCCAAAAACGGTAGGCAGCCAACTGTAAAAGAAGTTGCACTTGCTATCAACGAGCCAGACCCCAAAAAGATTGAGTACGCAATTGCGCATCAGGTTTATACGTTCTCCCTTGACATCTCGCTGCTAGATGGTGACAAGAGTCCATTGCTGGACATCATGAACTGTGATGACGAAAGCGAGATAGAGGACAATGAAAACAATAAAATGAAAATGGACTTATTGATGCTGGCAATCAATGCCCTTGATCCAGTAGACGGAAGCATGATCAAAAAAAGATATGGAGTTAACTGTGAACCCCATACAATCAAGCAACTATCGGCAGAGTTTAATCTTTCGCCTCAGGCGATCAGGGACAGAATCAACAAAGCGATGAACAGGATCAGGATTGTTGTCAGCCAGTTTGTTTAGGGCATGATTCGGTGAACCCACATGCCATCTTGGCTGCGATCAACATATCCTTTGTTGTAAACTCGTTCGGCGTCATAGCAGCTTGAGCCAGCAACGCAAGCGGCGTAGATGCAAAGCTCGCTGTAGAAGCCATCATAAAACTTTGCGCTGCTGTCATATCTCCATTTCAGAGCATTGAACTCGCTCCACGGATCTTTCACGTTGATCTGATTTCTCGCCTGCGGGCCAGACTTCAATCCGTCAAGGCAGATCACATGTCCACTGGGTGTGAACCAACCATGGGTGATAAGAAATTCACCGGCTTTTAGCCATCCAAAAACTTCATTCAGGGAAGCATCACCTTCGTACTTGTATTTCACCTTGTACGATTGAATCACCCTGGCCATTGCTGTCGGAGAGCCCGCTGAGAGCCCCGTGGCCAGCAGCTTGCGCCGGATGCCCTCCACACTGCGATCACCGACTGCCATGCCGATGCAGGCGCTCTGACAGGTCACTGCGTCGGGCTGGCTGATGTTGATGGCGTTGATCAGCGTCTTCCACTCGCTCACCGAGACCTTGACAGGTGCTTTTGTCTCCGTCGCAGAACGCCACAGATCATCGAGCGACGATCCATCTTTCAGTGCGCCCGGATCAACCTTGTTCAGTCGATCGATGACAGCGTTGAACCAGGCAACATGCAGTGGATTTTTCGGATCAAAACGCTGAAGATAGTCCTTCATGGAATCAGGAAGAAAGCAGCCGAATCGGCCCGGTTGTCACAAAGCTAGCGGAACCTGTCACGATGTCGCTGTTGTCTACGTCAACTGCACAGGTTGTGATCAGTATTGACGACTGAAAAAACAAAGAAGAGGTGACGGGGCTACTGTCAGCATCATCAACTTCTACAGTTGCTTGTTTCAGGTAAAACCTTGCATTGCCCGTGGATCCCTGTTCAGTAAGCTGAACAAGGCGCAGCATTGGGTCAACGTCGTTCTTGTTTGCCGAACTGTAGAGATTAACAATGAAGTCCATTGTTCCAGATCCGGTAACAGTGGCCTTCACATAGCTGCCAAACCTCTCTCCAATAACCCCGGTGTCAATCTCTGATGCAGTCCTGGCGAGCTGCCAGCGCCTCAGCTCACCCTGGATTTTGAAAGGGTTTTCGGTTGCCTGCGACTTGAACGAATTACTTGTTGATGGCCATGCACGCAATCGAGTTTCGCTTGAGATGGTTGACAGTGATGTGACAAAAGTGCTGAGGGTTGTGCGCTGAGTTGAGTTGCTATTGCAAACAAGAACAACAGGCTTTGTGACATTGACAGTCGACAGGGGAATGAGAGTGGCCGAGCTATTTGAAAGCGCTCCATCAATGTTTTCGTGAAAGTAGATTCTATCGAGGGAATCCCTGTGGATATATCCGTTCAGGGATCCAGCTGCATGAATCAAATAAACATGCTCAGCAAAAAGCCAGTCATCATAGCCAACAGTGACAAAATTACTGGTTTTGTTTACTGATGAAGCGGGTACAACAATAGGCTCAGGCTGTGTTCGCTGAAGAGTGACAATTCCGTTGTAGCCGAGGTAAGCCATCAGAGCGTCGAGATAGGTTTGCCAGAGATGCGGAACTGAATCTCACAAACCTGTGCAGCTCCGAATGATGCTGACATCGAAACGTTTGTGATCACCACTGTAGCGGCAACGCTCTTACCGATGACTGAATCAAACAGCATTTCCATTGGAATCGTGGCTGTGCCATCATTGTAAATTTCAGAAATCAACGCTACGGCAGCAGAGTCATCCGGGTCGTAAAACAAGCTGCCGGACGCAGATGACTCACGAAGTCCAGCAATAAAAGTTTTGTCCCATTTTTCAAGGGTTGTCGTCTCCAGTGCATCTCGTGATGTCTGGAACTGAATGCTACGAACTCGGCCAACCCTCACTCCGTTGTAACGAAGTTCTGCGTGAACTGATGTTGGGATCATGGCTAAATGGCCTCAAACCAATAATAGTTGATCTCTGGCTCCTGGGCGGGAATGTAAGCATCTGGGTTGCTCATGCCAAGTGGCATACCCGGCCTATAGCCATAAGCGTACTCAAAGTTAAAGAAAGGGCCAATCTTCTGGTTTGTGCCTACTTTCTTAAAGCCAATGGACACATTGCTCGGCCGAACCGTTGTTTGTTGTACTATCAGATTTCCGAACTGGTTTGTTGTAATACGCCCAAGCTGCGAGAAAACAAGAATACGTGTTTGATCTTCCTTGACTCCGTAAACCCGCGTTGTAAAGTCTTCAGCAGAATCACCACCACTGAATTCTGGTGTCCCGCAAATCTTCCCGTGCATCTTAGGCACGACAACCTCAAACTCTTTGTAAATTCCGTTTGGATTGCTAATTACAGCCGTAGAAACAGAAGCGCCTGCCAAACTTGTAGAGCCCCCACCACACTGATCGCTTGTGAGTTGAGCCCCATAGCAAAAACGATTTGTGCATTCTCTCACCTCCCACGAGGTGTAGTTCAGGTAGATTGTATAAGAGCCGGACGAAACAGCGAAGTAGTTGCTGGACAGCCTTGCTTGATTAACAACCTTGTCTGCGGTTGCAACAAGGTTAACCTGTGCTGTACTGATGCCGGGAATGACGCTGGTGATGGATGGCGCTTCGGCAAAATGCCAGCTCAATCCCGATGGGCTTAGCATCTTGTTGGCGAGGTTGGCATCAAGAATCCCATCAGCCAGGGCGGCTGGGAGCGCGATCGGCAGAGCGCCACTCAGTGAGGCGTACCAGCACTGCAGGATCGACGCTGCCGAGGTGTCAGCGATGTTCCTGAACTCAAGGCGCAGCCTGGTGTCTACCGCGTTGTCAGACCAGGGCCTGGTGTAGCAGGCGGCGTCCTCGCGCCAGGAGGCTTCGGTGACCGGGTAGCGGGCCAGGGTGGCCTCTCGGGAGCTTGGGCGAAGGGCGGGGAAGGTGATGGTCATAATTGATTCCTAGATTGAAATCTCATTACTACTGTGCTGGCCATGCCGCCGTTGGCGACGTGAAATTAGATGTGTAGCGTGCCACGCCTTTTGTAATACGGAATTCGTCAACCTTACCCTTGAAAGTATAAGCAGTTGTGTAATAGTAGCCTATTTTAGGTGCGTTATCTGTCAGGTTTGTGCTATTAGTCAGTGTTGCTCCTAGCTGGTTGCCATTGATAAACATTCGCGCACTTGTGCCGCCACGAGTCACTGCAAGATGCTGCCATACTCCTGCAGTCACCAATCCCATTGAGTTTCCACCCAGCCCAGCAAAAGTCAGATACCAATTGCCATTAAAAATAGAAACAGCAAGGCCGGTAGTGACACCGCCCATGGTAAATAAGCCAGCGTTGCTGTTGCCAGTGTCTACATAAACCCAGCACTCTACAGTTAAATCACCTGTGCCAAACTGGAACTTACTGCCTGAAGCAACGCTTAGATAGTCACCTACACCATCAAGAGCCAACGCGCCAGTTCCAAACTTGGGTGCCGTGGTTGTAATGGCTGCATTACCAGAGGCTGTTACTGTTGATGGGCTGCTACTGCTGTCAATAAATGTCGTAGAGCCATTGGTGCCGTCAAAGCTTAAAAGCAGCGAAACTGAATTAAACTGAGGATCAAAAGCGGCTTGCTGATTGTAGGTGAATCCAACATTTGCAATAGGGGTAGAAAGCTGAATAGTATTTATTGCTAAGGTACCCATATAAACAATAACAGCCTGCGACGTGATTGCACTTGCCTGCAGCGTGTCAACCGAGAAAACGTAAGTTCGCCTGAGCGCAATTTCACCAGCGGACTCGGACAAAGCGAGCGTGTTGACAATTACCCGCTTAAGGACGAGAGAATCATCAACAAAGACAGTGCCAAAGGTAGGGGCGGTTGATAGCGATTCAATAATGAACGAATATGGGCGCGAGAAGTTCACGTCACTAACACTCGACGAGAGTGCAAGGTCGTCGATCTCGGT